CTCATTAACTCAGCGTTTTTTCTTGCCCTTCCATGTACCTGTTTTGCATAGGTGCTATCCATAATTTCATCCGCCGCTTTGTTAAAATCCTTATCCTTAACAGCCTGAATCATCTTTTTAAATTTTGAGAACCGGGTCCTTCCAAGATTAAACATCATATCGGTTAATGCCATTTTCTGACTGAAACTCAGGTGTTCAAATTCTTCATAATTAAATACTTTGCGGATATCAGTTGAAGCATCGCTTATGTCGGCATCAAGCATGATGGTGGCTTCATATTCATTGATGCCATTATCTGATAGGTTCCGGCCATAGCCGATTGTTATTTTACCCACACTACACACATAAGGGAAGTGCCTCCCCTTGGCGTTTTTATTGCTTCCCTCGTTCTGTTTGATATAAGTTTTCATTTCACCTTATGCCTGTCCCCCCGCCGGCGTTTCTTTGACCAGTGGTTTTTCACCTTCAGGTTAGGTATATACTTTCCAGCCTCCAACAAAAAAGGGCTACGCGGAGAAGTGGCTCCACATAGCCCTTATTGTGTCCCGGTGTTTGTTCCCGGTTGGCCGACCGGGAGACTCCCATTAAATTTTTTATGCCCTATATATCCAGCATTCAGAGATAATTTATATTGTCAAGTGTTTTTTATTATATTTCCCGGATTCCCCACTATCACGGCTTGGTCCGGCACGTCTCGCGTCACCACTGCCCCCGCGCCGACTACTGTAATCATAAAATACCTCCGCTTTTTGGTTGATTCTTTATATTCTCACGCTATCAACTTCACCTTTTCCGGTTTCTTCTCTACCTCCCCGATAAGCTCAGTCTCCGGGATGTGTTTAGTAAACCCTTTCGCACTGTTATTGATCTCGATTCTTCCGGCCAGGTATTCTGAATGTCCTCCCCGCCTTTCCATTATCGGATACAACTTCTCGAATTCCTTTTGCTTCCACTTTTCGTCACCAACCAACATATTCCCTAATTCTATCCAACCGCCCATGGCTTCAATTGTGGTGTGGATTGCCGGATCATTAAACTTAACGCTCGAGTATGCACCTTTTTTTCTAAGCGCACCCAACACCTCTGTCCACGCTTCAGTTGCCCTGTTACCCTGTGTACCTCGTATTGTTTCGATAATATCAACAGGCTTCGGGAAGAACCGGGAAGATAGAATAACCTCGTTAAATGCCTTTTTGCATTGCTCGTCTGTGAACGGCTTGAGGGACGTCCAGTAGATTTCAGTCAGCGCCGTTGATGGTCTTTTTTCGAACATCTCTGAGATTATGGTCATAAATTCTGAAAACTTAGCCCTGTTTCGCATCTTCCGCTTCCTCCCGGTCTTTTTCTTCATTCCATAATTGTAATGTCCGGACAGTGGCTTGACCATTTTCCGATAATATCCCGTCCAAGGGATTCACAATGTGTTCGTCTTCCCACCTTCGAGAGCTTAACCATCCTTGGGCCATCTTTGGCGTGCCTTTACGTAGAAGTATTTCGGGTCGCCTAATTTTATATCTCTCGGCACCTGCAATTATCCGTGTCAATAAATCCTCGGTTATTTTTAGGTCTAACCAACTATCTGCCGCATCTCGTTTTCCCCTCGGATCGTCAAAGACTTCCCAAAACTGTTCAAACATCTCATATTGTAATTTAGATAATTTTCTTTGTTTTTTTGTTATATAAAAGATACCTTCACCCTTACCTTCACCCTTACCTTCACCCTTACCTTCACCCTTACCTTCACCTGGAGGGTATGTATACCCTTCCGATACCCTATCTATAGTATATGTGTCTGGAAGCGTAAAGATTTGATATTCATCAATAAATTCTTTTATAAAAAAATGCCCATTCATTTGCAGTAAATTGTTCTCAATTCCCTTTTTTATCTTTGGTGATAAATTTGGTGTTCTTAAAAACTGATGCCGTACAAAGTTCACAACCCACACAATTTCTTTTTCAAAATCATATTTAACCTTTGGATACAGTATTGATAGTGTATCTTTAACATCCCTTATGGATAAACCCGTGTAAAATGCCATTGTTTCCATATCCATTTGATACAGACATGGCAGATTTTTATGATCATTTGTCCATAAAAAAACGAATAGGTTTTTTGCTTTTAATGATAATCTGCGAAACCAGGGATCTTTCCATATACAAGTATTGAAATCTACTATTGCCATATCACCACCTTAACAAAAAAAGAGGGCCTATTAAGACGAGGTAGCAGGTGCAAGACTGCTCTGGATCGTCACCGATTCCAGCCCTTAATAAGCCCTTTTTAAATTTTAAAGTAATTTGATTTTCTTGCACAGTCTTTACCTCTCCCCATAATTACGGATTTGATAATTTATAAAGTCAAGTTATTTCTTTCTATTTGGTTTCCTCTTGCCAATGTTTTTCAGAATGCATTTATGACAAACATACTTTCCTGGTGTATTTATTCCCTCGTAATATCCGGTTCCCCTTTTACCGCATAGGGCACAGACTTGTTTATCCATGCTTACGGTTATTGTTAAAGTAGCCATTTCTTCCTCCTTTACTTAATCGTCTCCCCGTCCTCAATCATAACCTCCATCACTTTTTATTCGCTTTGATTCTGCCTTTTCCGTCAGGGTCGGTATAGAATTTATTGCAAACCCAAACAAGTACGGGGCTAAAATTCCGCATGGTATGTTTTGGGTTATCCACATTGCTATTTGTCTTAGTGTTTTCATCTAACCTCTCCTTTTACTTTTTTGGGCACCCTGTCGCAAGGTATAGGCATCCACCTATATTGAGGTCTCCTGTTACCATTAGGCCACCAACCCCACATTAAAATCTTCCAGTTATTTTTTCTATCTACCTTATATTGTGCCTCTCCATATGATATTGTTCGCTCACTAACAAATGCTTCTGCCATTTTCTTCTTTCTTCTCCCTTCCTCCTTTACTTAATCGTTTCTCATCCCACCCACTTAGCTATCCACACCACAGGCATACAGATTCCTATGCCCAGGGAGATAATTAGGTACACAATCACAATGGACAGCCAGGTGTTAAACCTTATCCACTTCGGTAATGTTCGTAGTCTCATTTCAGTGCCCCCCTCCGAAAATTAATCCAAACATCCCTATGCGGCTCTTTCCACCGCTTAATAATCCCCCTGACCAGCCCCACGTTGCTTAAAAGAAGCATCACTGGAAGCACAGACAACATGGAAATGCAATTAAACGAAAAGAAAATTGGGAAGGTGAAGAGCAGAAGCACCCGCCTAAGAAAGTCATTCTGGATTCCGCTGATGATTACAAAGCGGTAGTTTGTGTGCTTGCCGGTTCTTTCCTTGACAAAAAATTTCATAATTCCCCCTTCACCTGCTTGACAAGCAGGGCAATCTTATCATTGGCTTTTTTTAGTTTAAATTCCAACACTTCAACCCTGTGCTGTGCGTTATAGGCTGCTTTTCGCCATACTTTTGAGCCTCTCTCTTCTTTTTCCTCAGGTAGACTATCAAGTAACGCCCGCAGGCTTCTTTCGTCCATCATTCCCCCCTCCAACTTTACTTATTTCTTTTCTGGGTTACGTCCACGACTTAGCATGACCCTGACCTTAAACCGACAGAGGGTTACGTATAGGTCCATCCATTCTTCTTTTGTAAGGACAATATCCTTTGATAAGTTAAAGCCTACTTTCTTTAGATATTCCAACTCTATACTTTGGCAATTCACGTTCCCTCCTTAAATGTTCTGAGTCTCATAAGTCCTCCTTCAGCCTCTGGATTTCTGCGGAGAATCTGCCCTCAGGGTCATCCAGCATAACTTTCTTGTAAAACTCATCAGCCTTTTTCTCCATGAGGTCAAATTCTCTTTCCAGTTCTTTGTCTATGGTGTCCATCATTCCCCCCCTTTTTTAATTTTCACTTCTGGCCCCACCCATCCCCCGTCATGTCTGCCACCCGGCGGACAACTCCAAAACTTAACATAAAGTCCGAAACGTCTTCACCGTTCAGCAGCATTTCAATGGCTTCGAGTTGAGCATGGGCCAAAATATAACCCTTTTTTAAGCCTCGGATTTCTTTTTTCAGTTCTTCGGTATTCATTATTCCCCCTTGCTTCTGGCATACCTCGCTATGATGTTCACGACAGAGGCTTATTGTTCCGTAGTCACTTCCAAAAGCCCCACGACTTTTCACATGATGAGGGTCGCAGGGAGACCTGCCACAGATTACACAGGGGCCGGTCTTAATATATGCTAAATATGCTTTATCTTTTTCCCGTGAAGGTTTCGGCATCATAAGAACCCCAACATTTTGTTAGTAAGGGCATAGGCACCGAAAAGCCTTTTTGCCTCGTTATCGTAAGCCATTGCTGCTTCAGTTTCCAAGTCGAAGCCACCAAGACGAACGCGCTTTTTATCTTTGGTAATATCTGCATACCACTTATCCCGAGGGCCATCCTTGTAAACCCCTTTATAGATTGAAGTGGTTGGTTTCTTATTTCTACGACCCTGATAACTATTGGCATTGCTTTGACTTCGCGTGACAAAGCGTAGATTATCTCTTCTGTTATCTAACGGGGTTCTGTTTATATGATCAGTTTCATATCCCTTTTGGGGGAAGCCACCAATGAAATGATGCAAGAATCCTGCTTTGTCATTATGTGCATACCCTTCCACTAACCCCCATTTATGTTTACTTGCCTTAATAACGTCCTCTACGTTAATTATCGCTTCTGCGATTTCTTCAGATCTTTTGTTATATAATGTGATTGTGGCTATATCACCAGCTAAGATGATTTTATTTGGAGTAAATCGTGTTCTTTCTATTTTGCCATGTCTTTTGAAATATCTATAATGGGTGCTACAATAACCCTTAGCATGGGTAAGCTCTAAACATCCTTCAACTTTGCAAATTCCTCTTCTGCGATTAGTTCTTGCCATAATTTTTTACCTCATTCGGGTTCATTGATTTGTCCCCATATCTTTCAACGATTTAATGTTGAGCAACCATTTTCTGTTTTTGTGTCTCGGCTTCGGGTTTGGGTTCATTCCCACCTCACACTTATATTTGTCCTTGGGTTTTTCTTGTCGTGATAAAGTCGTGAGCCATCCCAGGATTCAATTTGGCTGTCATCTTCCCAAATAATCCCCTCGAGGCAATCTCCTATCGACTCAAGAGATCCTGACAAATCGGGCTGTTTGCCCTTGTAATAAATTTGGGCATTAACATGAACCTGAACGGTTAAAAGCCTAATTTCATAAACACTTCCCAACAGTTGTTGGTTTACGCTGATTCTTGCTTCTTTTTCCCATTTCAGATATGCGAGAGACGGAAGAACCATTTTCATTTTCCCTCTGGCGTAAATACGCTTCGAGTTTTTCTTAGATCTGATTGAACCCGGTAAATATAATTCAATCCTCATTGGTTTATCCTCTCCCTTCTTTGCCATTCTATTCCCTTACAACCGACTAAATTTTCAAGCCATTCAACATATTTCAAGGTATGATAATCTGAGCTACCCTTACGATACATAGCTGGATTGCCGGTTTCGGTTTGGTATACTTCTGTTAGTTTCATTGATTTATCCTCTCCCCCTCTTTGCCGTTTATCTCCTCGCAGTCGGCGGGATTAAATTGCTATCTTGCCCCTGAGCCTCGTCTTTTACTCCGCAGCATGTTACTGTGTGCTTGGGCGTGAGTACTCCGTTTCCAAACAGTGACCAACGTATTGACGTTGCCAAAGCACCTGTTTCCAGGTCGCTCGCACGGCTTTTCCTTCCTTCAACAAGGGCAAGATAAACATCATTGCTCTATCTCCTCTGGATTAATTATCCCCCGTATCCTCTCTATTTCTTCAGCCTTCGACCGTACGCCTACGGCCATTTCGAGGATTACAAGGATTTCTGATTTTAATGTTCGTTTCTGGATGGTGGCCCGTTTTATGAGC